TCTGCTGCTATTTTTGCAGTTGTAACATTAGCATCTAATATCTTTGCTGTAATAACTTTATCATCACCTATTGTTAAAGCTGTTGCTCCTGTTACATCACCTGTATGAGTTGCATTAGTTACCTTTGCTGTGTTTGCTGCTATCTCTGTATTAATTGAATTAGCTAACTTAGCGGCTGTTACTGCATCGTCTGCTATTGTTACTGCTCCAGCACTTACCGTAGCGTCTCCTGTTATAGATAATGTAGTACCATTACCTAATAAAGTATATATTTCGTTATTGTTGTCGTTTAATTTATCATAACTCGCTCTAAGGGTATCCCCAGTACCGTCGTTAGCAACACTACCTATATTTACCGTCTGTTTAGCCATAACTATTTGATTTTCAAGTTTTTACTTTTTTATTTTTTTTTATATAAATACAACATCCGCAGTTAANGNNGTNGNATCAGCTTTAAAGTCTGTAGTATCCGCACTTATTGTNAATGTTGTCCAACAAGTAGGAGTTGATAAATCGTTTATCGCTTGGGTAGTGTATGCTATATCTATTCCCCAACTGTTATTTGTAACCATGTTACAATAAACTTTNCCCCAATCAACTGTGTTTGCCATAATTAACTATACTATTACAATCTTTTTTCTCATTTTTTGTTATATAAGCCAAATACTTTTTAAGCTTAGTAACATTTTCCTTTTTAGGTTTGTATTTTCTCATAGTACCCAACCCTCAAAATCAGTCCCACCCTTTAAAGGATGTCTGTCATCGTTATTATTTGTATAATACTCAGGAAACATAGCAGGTGAATTAAAGACTAAAAAGTCTATAAGCCTATCTGTATAATACTGAGCAGTCTCTCTTTCTTTTTCTACTAGGTAGTCTAGNTCTTCTTTTGTTATACTCTCTGCGTTTTCGCTAGTACCTTTAAATACTCCCTTGTTTGATACCGTATAGGTCAAAAAAGGTAATGCTCTTACCATTGCCCAATGTACTAGGCAGGGTTTTATATGCGTATTTACTAAAGTCAAGTAGTTCCCTGTAAGACTAGTAGGATTTGCTTTTACATCTGTTTGTAGTTTTTCATANAACTTAGACCCTAGATAGTTTTGTATATGTATATCCTGAGCCTCTTTTAAATATTGTATAAAATTGCTAGTATCTATATTACCATTTGCCGAGGTAAACTTTACAACGTCAGCTCTTGTTACGAAAAGTGCGAAATCTGCCATATCTATCTTTAGTTTTTATATCCTTTACTTGGCATATCTATAGGAGCTATAGCTACCTCTTTTGCGTTTTGCGGTACTTTAAATCCTTCTCTTATAGCTTGGTTTACATTTACAAACCTTGTCTCGTTTAAAGCATTACCAGCGTAAGGTTCTCCGTTATCTTTAAGTCTCTTTTTGAAAACCCTTCTCTCAAATCTATGGTAGCAATTTGGACCGCCTTTCCACTTAAAAAGCGAATAGGGTACGCCCTTATTAAATTCTTTATTTACTCCTCTGAAGCTCATTTGTGTTATATCTTCTTTTCGATATAGTTTGTTTAGAGATAACATATTTACGCAAAAAGGTCTTGACGGTCCTTTAGCAACCTTACGAGTCCCTTTTACATATTTGTAACGTACCTTATAAATCTTATTGTCTTGGTTTGAATCTTCGTTGGCTGATAAATTAAAACCATTTAAGTAACCCTCTACGTCAAAATCTTCAGGCTCATCTTCGGTATCGTCAACGTCTAAAAGCTCGTAGTTTTCAAAGTCCTCATCCTCTCCTAAATCTTTTATTAAGTCTAGTAAAGCCTCACCGTCTTTGTCAGATAANAAAGGTCTNTCATCTTCTANCTTTACTCCTGTCTCTTCNTCTTTAGCTTCCTTAGTTACTGCGTTTTCTGTTTCTATAAATTCTAAAGGCTGGAGCGTTTTAAAGTACAGTTTAAGGCTTACATCATTAACAGCTAGTATTTGGTCCATACAGTCCGTAATAAGCTCTTGTAGAGGTCTTATAGTAGTATTATGGAAAAGTAAACTAGCGGTCCTTATTTCGTCTGCATTTGACCCTAAGCCTTGGTTCTCTGTTCTTATACCTAATAGTAAAGGACTTGTAACTTTATGAGCTACTATTAATTTATTTGCACACTCTCTAGCTAAATATTCGTAATGAGCTGGTGCATCGTTTAAAGGTAGGTCGTCTACAGTTGTTTTACTTTCTGCATTGTTGTTAAAAGCAACTATAATTTTTTCTCCAAGACTACCGCTTAGTTTGTTCATTATATCCTGCTTGACCTGTAGCTGTTTTTCTCTATCAGGAACCCCATTGTTAAAGTTTATTACTTTAGTTCCTGAGAAACCGCATTGAATATCGTTTATAAGGTAGTCGCTTATTTCGCTTTCCATTTCTGCGTAAGCTGTTCCACCTTGGTAATCAGGGGGACAATAGTAATCATAGCCCGATATATATTTCTTAATTACTTTTATCTCAGGTTCTANTTTATTACCATATCCAAAAGCTGCNATTCTTTTNANNTCGTCTCCCTGTTTTACTTTGGACCAGTCCGCTGAATAGTAGTAGCCTTTTATCTTACCCTCATCGTCCATTTTCTCAGCTCTGAGAGTTTGTCTTGGGAAGTGTTCGGCTTTTTGTACTTTTCCGTTTTGGTATATTACTTGAAAACTAGCCTCACCTAAAAGTTTTAGGTCTAAACATATCTTTCTTAAACAGTCATTGTTAAATATAGATTTTAAAGCAGCGTACTCCTCTGTCTTTGTAGAACTGTCTAAAGCATCTACCCCCTTACCGTATATCATAGATGAAATAGAGGATATGATAGAATGGTTAGTTGTAGAGTTAGTAAATAAGTCTATAAGGTAAGAGTAGTATAGGTTATCGTCACCGTACTTTATGTAATCGTTTTTTTTATCTTCTTTTATTTGTGGTCTATTATAAGACGACAAGTTTACTATATGTAAATTATCCATTATACCGTTATAAATTCGTTATCGTCACTATTACTTTTATATACCCCATCGTTTACGTTATAATTTGGTAAGTCTGTTTGGTTTGTACAGAATATCTTATCCTTAAAGATTACCGTAGTACCGTCTTTTATTGTTAGGTTATAGAATATATTTTGCTTAGTTGCAAAGACAGCATTATATCTATTGAAATATAAGCTGCTAGTAATCCCAGTAGTAGTAGCTGTATGTATTGCTTTATTGGATGTTTCGTTTACTATTGAAACTGCGTAACTTCTCCCACTTGTAAAACTCCTTGGAATAAAGTCTATATTTTGGGCTGAACCACTCTCTTGTAATATAATCATATATATACAACCAAAAAAGCTAAATTTTGTTATAAAAAAACCCCTACATTTCTGTAAGGGTTATCATGTTATTAAAACATATTACAAGTTTTTTAGTGAATCTTCTAAATCTCGTACTGCTATTCTAAGAGGGTCGTTTCTTTCCTTGTCATCTAAATATTCTTTTTTCGCATAAAATGCTTTTAAGAACATTTCTTCATCTTCTTTACGCTCGAATATAGGAATGTTTAATTGCTCTTTTAAAGTTTCTATTACCCACTCTAATTCTTCATACCTCTCTATAAATTCATCTTTAAAGGCTTCATCAGCAATGTAAGCTATAAATCTTAATACTTTAAATTGCTCTTCTAATTTGTTACAATCTTCTACTGAAAATAAATTATTTAATATTTCGAATATTTCGTGATGCTCTTAACACCTTTTATTTATTGTTTGACAATATTGTCTTTGCAAACATATAACTTATTTTTATATAAACAAATTATTAACATAATATTTATAAAAAAAAGGGCAACCGTTAAGCTACCCTTTAATCTTACCAAATGAATAACCCCTTACGAGTTAGTTCCTTCCGTTACAGTTACCGTTCCTGTCATTCCTGCAAATGGATTAGCTGAAGTCGCACCCTCTAAAAAGTTAGCTGGTTTCAACTCTTGAGCTGTAAGAGTAAGCGTATAACCACTTAAGTCTCCCATAGCTGCTCCAGTTACAATCGTTCCTCCTGAAACGTCTGCTCCATGTTCTAAGCCCATCATAAACGCATTAGAGTTATAATCTACTACTACTACATGAGGTCTATTAAAAACTAATAGCTTTAGCTCTTTATGGTCTTGAACTGTCAATTTTGTTAAAGTTAAATTTAACGTCTGCTCAAAGAAAGCTGTTCCGTTTTCTCTTGAGGCTGTTATTGTTTGTTCAAAAGAGCTATTCCCTTTTAATTCGTAGTTAAAACAAGTTACGTCTCCTAAACTGTCTATAACGTCTGTATCTGTACTATCAAAAGTCGTTGTTATAGTGCTATAATTAAAAAAGAATATATCTTTAATCCCACCGACAACGTCTTTACATGGTACCTTTCTTCCTGCTGTAAGTAAACAAGCCATTGATTTTTAGTTTATTAGGCGGCAGTCTCAGCCACCAGTTATTAATTAACCAGTAGCTGTTATACCTCCACTATTTAGTGCGTTACCAAAAACAAAGTAAGATGTTCCGTCGCTCCAAATGTCGACAAAGTCTCCTGTATTGTCCGCAGTATGTACAAAATTAAGTTGGTCCGCAGCGTCTACATCTACTACAGCACCTGCTACAATTAGAGAGCCTTCCATTACGTCAGCTGTTCCTCCTGCTATTATAGTATTAGCTGAAGTTAAACCTCCGCTTGTTACAAATCTTATTTTAAAACCTGCGGTTGGTGCTGGAAGTGTTACTGTTCCGCCTGTACCTGAGACAAGAATAGTCTTGCCTGAGTCTGCCATGCCTAGAGTACCCCCTACGCTAATCGCTTCCGTAACGTCTTTGATTCTCTCAACATCGTTACTAAAATTTACTGTTGTTCCCATATCTTTTTATCTATTAATATTATGAATATAAAACCACATCTGAACCAATTCCATGTTGGATTCCTGCCGCATATCTAAGAATTACTCTTACATTGTTGCTTCCGTCAATGTCGGTCATATCTATCAACTTCGCCTCTGAAGTGTCGCTTAGAAGCGAACAGCCAAAAAATAAGTTTGATTTTTGAGCTGCTACAGCTGTATCATTTGCTAATCCCGGTGCATGAGCTATCTTAACTCCTGAGAAGCTTAAAGGTCCTCCACCATACCATTGTGGTCCTTTGTTGTCAGTACCAGCCGCTCCAAGTCCATTACTTCCAAATCCACCAAGAGCAGAAAGGTAGTTACGATACATATTGCTAGGTAAGTACATTAGTAAATCCTCTTCACCAAAAACCGCACTAGGAATAGCTGCGAAAATCTTTTGAATCTCGTCTATTACGTTTGCAGTAGTAGAAGTTGTACCTGCTACATCGTTTACGTCACCGTCTGCAAGTAATGTAGTTTTAAATCCGTCAAACTGACCGCTTGTTGCGTTAGTTCCATTCCAAATAGTAGTTTCAATTCTTTGTGAAACCTTGTCTGCTACATGAGCCATTAAGAAATCTCCAAAGCTATTAGGTAATTGTCTACCCATAGCACTAGGTAACATATCAGCTCCTAGATAAGAACTCACGAAATCTTTTTTACAAAGTTGTAAGTTAACTTGGAACTCCTCTACCTGTAAAACTCTTTCTGTTAAAGTTAAAGTTGATTGCGGATTAAAGTCACAACTGGCGTCTTTTACGATATCGTCTGAGGCTATCTTTTGGATAACTTCTTTGAAATTGATATTCGGCTTAATAGTTAAATTTTCCTCAGCTAGTGTTTTCCCTGAAAGCAAAGCTGCACTAATCATTTGTCCTTTGTACTCTCCCTCGTAAGTAGTTGTTATAGAGGTAGTTGTACTTAAGTCTACTCTTCTTTTCATATTATTATTTATTAATATTTGCTATTTTCTGTAAAACTCTGTCGTATGTAGTCTCAGGCTGCCTTTGTGGAGTCTGTACATTGACTTTGCTTTCTTTTATCTCTGGACTATGAGTTATTTTCTGAGGAGGTTCAGCAATTGCCGACATTTCCTCTTTTGGTTTTTGGTCCATAGCCTTAACCATATCCTTTACTTCCTCGACAAGTTTCTTAACTTCCTCAAGTTCAGTTTTAGTAGCGTACTGCATTTCTTCTTTTTCTTCTTCAGCTTGTACTTCAACTTCTTCGGTTAGTTCTTCCTCTTTTTCTTGGACTTCTTCTTCCGCTTTTCCAATCGAGTCTATAATACCTTCTTCTTTTACAAGTATCATTTCACCATCTTCAAGCTCATAGCTGCCAACTGGGACGGCTACTCTCTCATCTTCGGTAACTATAAAGACCTCTGAACCTTTTTCGAAGCTCTCGCTCTCTAGTACAGTACCGTTTTTTAGGGTAGCTTGAGCTAGTGTTACTTTTTCTGTTTCCAGCTCAACACCAACAAGCTCCTTTACTTTATTTAACATTTCTAGTGCTTTCATATAATAAGGGTTTTATATAACAACTAGATAGCAGGTTTTTTGTTGCATATTTAAAATAATTTGTTAATTATTTGTTTATATCAAAAAAGGTTGTATATTTACAGAGTAAAACAAAAACAAATAAAACAATGACATATTTTTGGAACCACGCTTACAGACACGAAATGAGAAATTTAAAACCTTCTCTACAAAAAGAAGTTAAAAAAACTTTTAAAGACTTTAACCTTGAGTTAGACGGAAAATCAGACTTACACTATCAATTAATTTGTGAGGTTGTAGGTGATTACACTATTGAAGGTGAACACGAAAACCAAAGAACTAAAAGACTTAAAGAATCATATAACAACTAGGAGCTTCGGCTCCTTTTTTTATGACGTACCAGTAACTGAACCTATACCTTGAGCGTTTAAAGAACCGTCACAGCATTTCCTACTATAAGTATCGTCCTCACATAAACAAGCTCTTGAATCGTCTTGGGGACTTGTAGTTCTATAATAGTTAAAAACCTTTTTTATATATCTTTTCATTTTGGACTCTTTGGATGTTTCTTAGGTAGCAAATCAAAATCACCAGTATATTTAGCGTTTTGAGGTCTACCGTTTTTTATTATATAAAGGTATGCGTTAACTCTAGCCATTGCCCAAGCAGTTGGGGATTTTATTTTAGGACTATGGGAAGTATTAAAGGCTCCTAGACCTCTTTGAAATACCGCTTTAAGTTGTCCTATAGTTGCACCGTATCCTAGCTTGTCTTTATACCTTTCGTTGAACTCATCGCTTTTTTTTTGTAAGGACGCTAAATCTTTAGCCGAAACTTTAGCACCTCTTGTAGTAGATGCGTCTCCTTTAGCTGTTCCCTCTCCTTTTGGTTTTGGGTTTGGTGTTCCTGACTTTGGAGCTTTTGGACTTTTTTTGATTCCGCCTCTTGGACCTACCTCAGCCATCTTTACGCACTTATGTTTTTGGTAATCTTTTTTATAACCTTTAGGACATTTATATCTCATGTTAACGCTATGCTGTTCGCAGGGCATATACCAAGTCTTACCGTCTAGGTCGTGCATATGAAAACCCTGACAACCTAAATCTTTACTAACGTCAACCGCTTTTTGTAAACTGCTATAAGCTAACCTGTCGTTTATAATAGCGTAATTCTCATCTATTACTTTTGTTGTCTGCTCTTCTAGGTTCTCATATCCTAGGGTTTTTAGTTTAGCGTTAACGTATCTCTTCATAGACAATCCCCCCCAAGCTAGGTAGGCAATCGTTCCACACGCTTTCATTTCTTTCTCATTATAGTAAACCTCTGCTCTCTCTAAATAGGACCTAACTCTTACTAGGACCTGCTCAGATAGCTTTTGTTTTTTACTGATTTGTCTAGCTCTTATCTTACCGACTTGAGTCATGCATTTATTATCTATAGACTTATTTAGTTCTATCGCTTTTTTTGCGTTGTTTACTGCCGAGTCAGGATAGTCGTTATATGAGTCTAATGTAACTTTAGTAGATAGCATTTCTTTTAACTCTTCTAATAGAAACTCGCTTTCTAATTCGCTAAGGTCATCTTTTACAGCTCGGTCTTGAGGTAATCGGTCCAAAAAGTAGCCTTCAATACTAAAACCGAGAACCTTTTTACTTTTAATAAATTCGTTCCATATCTTATCGTCCTCCACTTTCATAGAAATCATCCAAGTACCGTCAGGCATATCTAAACCGTAGTTCTTACTCTTGTCGTTTTCGCCCTCTGTTAACCAGCTTTCTACTACTGTAAGTCCTTTAAGTTTTACGTTATGTTCTAGGGTTGCGTTATTTTGGTTACCCTTTTGAAAAAACAATTCACTTGCTTTGCGTACTGTACTTTTGGAAAAGTAAATATAAAATCCTTCCTCTTCACCTGCTCTTTTTCTAAATATAGGTTTATTAGGAATTAAAGCTGGTCCTAAAAGAATACGTTTTTCTTTGTCAACCTCTGCAAATTCTATCTTTTGGTTTTTTAATGCTACAAACGTTTCCTCGATGGCAGGTGCCTCTACTAAACTAACTGCCTCTATTCCAAGGGTTTGGTCGTTTTCATCTATTATTAACTCTACTATATCCATATCTATACAATCTAATTCTTTATATTTTGTTATCCAATCGTTGCTCCGTCTATTATATTACGTTCTAATCCTTGAGCTGTAGTAACCTCATTAGAAACGACAAAGGCTTTTACTGGTTGGCTGGTTTGTTCTCCTATACTTTCGGCTAGTTGATTAATAGGACTAGCACCTACTACGTTAAAGCTTGGGGATGTTGCTCCTCTAGGTCTTGCTATGTTAGGAGAAGCTACTGGAGGACCTACTGCGGTTATAGCTTTTACATTTTGAACCCCTGTAGCTACCGCTGCGGCTGCGGCTATGGCTCCAAGAGCTGGACCTACTACTGGTATACCTGCTAAAGACTTAAAAGCTGCCTGAGCTGATACAAAGGTATCTATGGTAGTTTGTGCTATTGCGGCTGCCTTACCAGCTTTACTTTCCTCACCGAATATAGTAGCTAGATTACCAAAAGCATCCGAGGCTAGGCTAAGTTTTTGCTCGGTTGTTAGTTTTTCTATTTTAATCTCATCTTCGCTCTTATCCTTTAGTAGTCCTTTAAGTTTACTATTTACGTTTTCCTCAGAGGTGATTACAGCGGTTGCGTTTGTTGTAATACTATCCTTAAGTATTGCTGATATATCGTCTTGCTGTTTTTTAAAACCTTCTAGCTCTGCTTTTCGTTCAGCTGCTATCTTATCGTTTTCTGCCTTTCTTAGTCCAGCTGCTACTCCTAGAAGTTCTTTATTTCTAATAAGCCTACCCTCTTCAAGTCTTATAACCTGCTCAATTAATATAGCCTCGTCCATAAGGTCCTCTTGGGTAGATTCGCTTAATGAGTTTTCTTGTATTTTTATGTCTCTTCTAGTCTTAGCTAGTTCTACCTCTTTGCCTGTTATTTCATTTTCTAAAGCGGCAGCTTCTTGTAAGAATGATATCCTTTGCTCAGTCGTAAACTTATCAACCTCAGCGGCTTTTGTTTTTAGCTTATTTATTTCTACGTTAATCTTTGCTCTCTCTACAAGTAACTCCCTTTCTTTTTTATTAGCCTCTGCAATCTTATTAGCAAGTTCACCAGCTAAAGCTATTTCTCTTTTAGTCTCTTCTCCAAAGTTGGTAATCCTTTCTTTAAACTCATCAAAGGCTTTTCCAGCCTCGTCTAAATCACCTGAGAATAAAGCTATTATAGCCATTCCTAGACTAGAGAATATATCGCCTACATTCCCAGCTATTACTCCTAATTGTTTGAGTATTTTTGCAAACTTATTTTGACCAGCTTCGCTATTTGTAAAAGCTGTAGTCAAAGCCACTACCGCAATAATCAAAGCTCCTAGACCTGTAGCAATTATAGCTCCCTTTAATGTTTTGAAACTTTTAACAACTCCTCCTAAAGTTCCTTTAAGTCCTTTAAACTTTGTTATAGCTCCGCCTGATACAGAGTCTAGCTGACCACCTAACTCCGTTACATCAGTAGTCGTTTTTTTTGTTTCCTCTCCTACGTCTTGTATAGCCTCCTGAACATCCTCTATATTGTCTATAGCGGCTCCAGTTTTGACTTCAAGCTCTAACATTACCTTTTGTGCCATAGTCCTCTTTTATGCTGTTTAAATCCCTCTCTTATTGATTCAGGATATTTATTTAATCCTAGTGCTATATCTATATAGTCACCTCTCCATTTTTGTTGCTTTGCTATTTCTAATAGCTGTATTATGTTTTCTATCATGACGTACTTTGTAAATCTTGTTCCGCACTTCCTAGCCTTAAACTTCCTCCGCTTACTAAGGTTCCTGTTACAGTACCTCCTTTTATCATTATAACAGGAAAGGCACCTGCAAATAAAACATACTTTACAAAAGCATTAGTCTTATTGCTAAAATTAAGTACTGATGAGTTGTCAGCTCCAAATCTATTTATTGCTTTAAAAGTATGAGAGACCGCATAGTAAGTGTTAGCTACTGGACTAGCCACACTACTAAACCATTCTACTATCTGTTTTGCTGTAGCCTCTGTTACTGGGTTTGAGTTGTTAGATAATACTAAGCCTGTTTGGTCCTCAGCTCCATACTTGTTGAAGTTATTATTTTCCATTATAATATTCCAGTTATTTTGCGAGATATAGCCTGTAGTACCGATAATACCTACCATATTATCACCGTTAGCGTTATTGTATTGACTAACCGTACTGGCATTTGTACTAACTAATTGAGCTGTACTTATTGCATCCGCTTTAGTGTTAGTAGCTTTTGTATTTGTTCTAGCATAGAATCTATAATGTAAACTAGCTGGATGAGTAAGACTTGCTTTTTTGTAAACCTTTTGAATCGGTACATTGTCTATTATTAACGCATCCGCTGTAATTAAACTAGGAGTAAAGGCTACAGTTGTAATTCCTGATAATGTTTTAAGAGTATCTATGTCATCTGTAGAGCTTAGATTTGTTGTAGAGGTTGCGTATAAGAAACCATATTCGTCTATATTACCCTTTCCTCCAATCTTACCAGCCGCTGTTATTTGGTGAGCAAAGAAAACCTCTGTACTTGTACCAACTGGTATTTGTAACTCTGCTAATGTCGGTGCTGTTACTGGTAAGTTAGTATCACTAAATACACTCTGAGGATTATTGTTTACGTTTTGAGGTAATCCAGTAGATATATTAGGTAAGGTAGTCTTGTTATCACATCCAGCGTCTGCTCTTACGTCTATAGTGTCCGCTCTAAGATTTGTAGTATCTGCGGTTACGCAGTTCATGGCTACAACTGTTAAGACTCTAAAGTCAGGAGTTTCGAATATATTTGTAAGTTCTAAATTACTTTTTTCTGTTTCAAAGTTTGTAGATATTTTATTTATTCTATACTCGTTATTATTTAAGATAAACTTGTCAGCTAGGTTTAAACTGTAAATAAGACTCATCGGTAAATAAGCCTTGAGAGTTGTAAGTCTTTTTCTAGGGTCAAATACATCCTTTATATAAGTCTCGTAATATGTTTTAAATAAAGATGTAGGGTTTACTTCTAAAGAGAACTCGTCAAACTCAGCGTTAAAGTTAATACTTTGTTTACCTGCTAAAGCTGTACTTCCTTTTTCAATACAGTTAAGAGGTATAAAGGGAGTATTGATTGTTACCCCTGCGGTCCCTGCTAGATTTAAAGCTCTAATATTTGTAGCTGATTTAGCAGCATAGAATATCAAAGGCTGACCAAGGTAAGGACTTTGACTCTCATCTACGCTATATCCATATTGTACTCCGCTTAAAGTTGTACTTTCTACTTTATTATTAGAAGTAAATAGATGTTCATATTTGAAATGTTCAAAAGGTATATTAATATCGTAAGTAGTTCCGCCTGTTTGTGTTTTGTCTCTCTCATATAAAGCACCCCATTCGTGAGCTGCTAACTGTTTATGATTATTAGCTAGAAAGCTACCAGTACCTTCAAATCTAAAATCTACCTCGTGAAAAGGTAAAACGCTATCAGTAACGGTTTCTGTTTTATCTACATACTCTGTTATATCATGAGCCGAAGTGCTACTAGCATAAAAGTCATCTAAGGTCTTTACTTGTACTATACCGTTATCGTCCTCAAAAGCTGTAAGATTATATAGCTTAAATAAGGCTGTTAGAAAGTCTATTACTTTCATATCAGGCATAAGGTCTACAGCTGAAAGCTCTTTACTGGTTCCTATAGAAGTAGTTCCTGTTAAATAAAACTCGCTTGGTCCTTTGCCAAATGGAAACCCCTGAGAGGTTTTTATTCTATTGCCTACAACTAAAGTAAAGTTTTGGGCGGCTTCAGACTCTATATAAAAGGTATAAACTCCGTCTTGTATTTCTATTCCGTCTTTTAGTTTTACGCTTCCGCTTTGTCCATTTTCTGTAGTGCCTGTTAAGCTCTCAAAACGTTGAAACTCTTCACCGTCTTTTTTAACAACCAAATTATAAGGGTCACTACCTGACGGTGTTACCTCTACGGTTAAGTGCCTCGATACTTGTTTGATTTTACTGTTATCGTATTTCTTAGCTTTAAGAATCTCGTCAATACTAGACTCAAAACTTTTATTCCCAAAACCTCCAAATACTCCGTCCTTATCTACTTGACCTGTAAGCGGTGCGAAGTTTAAAACCTGACTTTGTGCTGACTGGTTATCTAGTAAAGCTCCCTCTTTATTATGTAACCACATATAGAGTCCAAAAAATGGTTCGTTACTTCTACTAAAAAAGTCTGTACTAAACTCTATATTATAGCTAGGTTCAGATTCTATTGCTTTTATAATACAGTAAAGTCTTATAGCTGGTTTAAATTCAGACAATGGAACTCCGTAGCTTGTTGAGGTACCAGCACTTGTATTAATGTTTTTTATAGTATCAGTATTAGTTACTGCGGAGTTACTATCAAAGGTTAGTCTTGCTGTGTGAGTTATTAATGGAATTATAAGAGCGTTGTTTACGTTACCGTCTAAAGCAACAAAGTCTAAGCCACCTGTCATTAAGCTTTGAATAGTTGAACTATCGTAAGTAAACTTATATTTTTGTAATCCTATAAGAGAGTTAAGTTTGGTTTCTCCAAGCAGGTCCTTAAGGTTTACTGTGTTACCGAAAAAGGTTAGTTTATAAGTATGAGGTTCGTTGTTTTTTAGCTGTACCCCTTCTAGTTTAATTTTGCCTTTTTTAAATAACTTGAAATTTAAGTATAGCTCTGCATCTGTTTTTTTTCTAGCATCAAAGCCTAGTATATTAAAGTTATAGAAATGGTTAAATATCTTATTGTTGTTTCTTGACGCTGGGACGTTAAAGGTTTGAGTAAAAGGTATAAAGACTTTCTGTATATCTTTGATGTCTTGTATTGACTGGGTAAGTACAATACTCTCGTCTTTAAACAGCTCTACCTCCTGATTATCAAAAAAAACCTGTAGCTGGACCATTATCTAACATTGTTAATCCTATCAAACGCAAAGTCGAACTGTATTGTATAGTTTACGAGCTTGTCGTTTAAGGAGGTTCTATATTCTAAGTTTTTTGTCTTAGGTACTACTGCTAGAGTTTTACTTTCATAAATTAAATAAACATTTTCACTATAAAGAAGTTCCTCTATAGTTTGGTTCATCTCTTCTTTAATAAAACCTGTACTTAGAGTCAAAGACGTTTGAGCGTTTACGTTTATTCTTTGTCTTTGATTGTCATAGGTGTTATAAGTAGAGCTAGTATTTGTTATTATATTTCTTTTAAATAGCTCGTCTGTTACATTTGTGTTCTCTTTACTACTCTTAAAAAAGTAGAAATTTTCAAAAGCTCCGAACTTATTTATAAAAACGGATTTTATCGGAGTATATTTTGGTTCGCATACGTTTGTAACTGTTACTGTCTTTTTTACCGTAGTGTCATCTGTATCAAATATCTGTATTGTTGAGCTGTTAGCTGGGATAGTTATGTATTGAACTTTTGGGTTAGACGCAAATCCAGCTGGTGAGGTTGTATTGTCTGCTCCTGTACTTCCACCGTCTGTTATTTGAGTTGTAGTAGAGTCTATTATAACCTTACCTACTCCCTCTGCAAAGATTGGAAACTTACCTGTAGTATTTTCAGGTAGGTATATATTGTTTGAACTAAACAAAGCGTGTCTACTAAGTTCAGGATTTGTTCCCTCCTCGAAGTACCCATAACCGTCTAAAGCTACAAAGGTAGTTACTACTGGGTTTGCATCGTAAGGCTCGTCAGCATCATCAAAAGAGTTTACTACGGTTTGGACATATCTAGCTATAGAGCGATAGTCATCGTTAAATGATATTGTAAAATAGTCTCTTACAAGCTCTGCTATTTCTAGGGTTACGTTTGATTGACCTGTTATTACACTTTTAGTTATTGAGTATTGAGGTAGGTTAGGTCTATCACCTATCACCCCATCCCATATAAACAAACTTAATTCTACTCTTTTTAATGCCATGATTCTATTTTTAAACTACATTTATTCCACCAGCTCCACCAACTTGAGGACAAGACTTAGAACCTGCCTCGGTTACTATTCCGTCTGAGTCTATTCTTACCCAATTAAAGAACCCTCCATTTGGTCCAGCGTATCTATCTGTACTAACATTAGCTATTCCATAATATAAGTCTTTTCCGTCAAAAGGTGTTCCGCCTTTACATATCCTAGCATTAGGGTCCATTAAATTACTCTTAGTTGAGGTTACCTCTGTTATAGCATCGGCTGCAAAAGCTAATGAGCAGAAATCAGACTGGTTAGGATTGTTGTCTTGGATGTTTTGTTTTCCTTTAGTTATAAACTTAGTATTTGCTCCACATACATTAGTACCAGCTGGTTGAGTTAAATTGTCTTTTGTACAATCTACGGTAGTCCCCTCACCTACGAAACCGCTAGGTATTAATACTTGAAATACTACAGTTCTCGGAGTATCTGTACTTACTGAACTAGAGAAAACTGGGTTTGGAGGTGTAAAGCTTTTTACTGTACCATTTGTAGCAGTTCCCAGAGATATAGAACCGTTTTGAGCTATTGATTGTCCAGTAAGATTTGCTATATCACAGTTCCAAGGCTTTAAACTAGAGAAAGCTTGTTTAAGAGTTAAGTCACACTCTACTGAGGCTCCTGCATTTGTAAACTGAGCTGGTGCTGTTAAGACAAAAGTCAATACAACGTCCTTAACACTTCCTGTTCCGTTTGCACTTACGCTAGTTATTACACTTCCTCCTGCGTCTTTTATAGCTGATATTGTTGCTACTGGGACCGTTGTAGGATTTGTTATTACTCCTGCCTGAGTTATAGAGCCTCCCTGTATTACGTTTACTCCGTTTAAAGTACAAGCATAAGCCACCCCTGCATTAACAGTTACGCTTATAGATTGAGTTGCTTGACAAGTTGTAGGGTAACTATTGTCTCTACCAATACCATAAACTACAGTCGTACCAGCTTGGGTAGTAGGTGATAATGTTAAAACACTTCCTGAGATTGCAACGTCTACTAAGTTTGGATTAGGATTAGAGAACGAGTAAGTAGTCTCACTTGTAAAAAATCCAGCTAAATCTATATCAACACTAGAGCCTCCAAGAGTTAAAGTTTGTCCACCTATTGAGCCCGAGGTACTAGGTCCTCCAGTACAAGGTGCAATTACAGCTGTACCTCCACCAGCTCCAGTACCTGCCTGAGTTGCTGTAGATGTACATACAAAGGTAGCATCGCTACTATTAGAGAATAAATTAGGAGGTATAGATAGAGTTACTGATATAGTCCTAGAAGTATCGCTATTTTCTACTGCAAATTTGTTGTTTGCAAAATCACCGTCTGAACTTGTATAGCTTAGTATAGCTCCTACAGCTGGAGTAGGTAGAGTAATCACCCCTTGGTTATCTACTTTGAATCCTGTTAATCCTGCTACTGTACAATCGTACTCAGGAAGAGGGTCAGCTGGTTCGGTTAAGTGTAGGAAAAAAGGTGACCTTACGTTAATTTTAGTATATGTACTCATCTTAGTCTGTCTTGGTTTAATGTAAATGCTAGAAAGTCTTGAATATCTAAGCCGAACTTATCTTTTAATTCTTTAGGTAGTTTTTTAAATGCCTGTTCAAATGGTTTAGTAAAGAATAAACTAGGTTTAATACCTTGGTGATATACTGACTCTCTTACTGCGAAAGCGTTTAGTCCTTTCATTCTCGCCCAATCTTTGAAATGTTTAACAGAGGGTTTATTGCCTTGCTTAAAACTAAAGGGACTGTTTTTAGCTTTTTGCTTCCACATCTTACCTTTGTTGTTTTTACTATTGAACTTACTTGTAGTTCTTCTTACTCCTCCTACTCCTTTTACTCCCTTGTCTTGGTATATTCCGTACTCCTCCATTTCAAAGTCTAAAGCAATAGAATTGGGACCAACTCCTATAACTCCCTTTAAGCTATCGTATAGCTCCCTAGATGCGTTCTTTTTACCTTTAGTTAATCTAGTCCTAGCTTGTTGTATAACAAACTTTTTAAAGGCTTCTAGTGCGGTTTGTGTTTTTGTTAGCTGCATACCGTCATATCGTTTTGTACTAATACGTCAAAGGTTGCCGCCCAACCTGCTAACTTGTTTTCAAATCTATCTACAAAAGGTTCGCAACTTATATCCCCTTCTATTTGGTAGAGGCTAGTATATAGCTCTCCTCTTTGCAGCTGGTTTAATACTCTTGACTGTAAAGCTAGTTGAGTATTTAAAACGTCTTGTTCGTTATCGTTTCCTACAAATACATCCGTAACCTCATCCTTACTAATATCTACAATGTCCATAGATAGAATAGAGATGTTAAATAGGATTGTATTGGTCCCTATTGTTGCGTTGTTTACTATGATATGACTTAAAGGGAATATCGTTTGTTTCTTTAAATCTATATCGTCTATATTTCCAAAGCTTACGGTATTACAAAACGGTTCCGCTGCTAAAGCTGTTTTTAATTGCTGAGTTACGTTGTAAAAACCTTTCATCTTTTCTTTATTAATTTAGTTTCAAGCTCTATCTTATCTTTTTCAAAAGCTAAATACATTAGACATTTATGTACGTTTAATTCGGTAATCTTATCAAATTGGGTAACATCGCCTTGAGCAAGTCCATAGATTGACTGATACCAACCCCACTTTGCTCCAAAGCTTCCAGTTGCTGAGGTGTCAGGTTGTCTTTGCTCTCCATGTCCAAAAAGCTCAGGATATTGGTCAACAATTCGTTTTTTAAATTCCAAAAAAAAACCATAGAACCAAAAGCAACGTCTAGCGGCATATTCTTAAACACCTCTGCGTTATCCACTCCTTTATAATCTTCTATTTGGTATTTGTTCTTTCTTTGGAAAACAATAGGTCTATATAGAATACTCATAGCTTTGTGCATATCCTGCCACTCTCCTAATGTATTATCTAGGTCTATATACTCCCCTAGGGTCATATCGTCTAACATAGGACAAAAACCATACTTAACTCCTTCTAAAGTAAAGGTCTCTACCAGCTTATATTCTTTTTCAAATATCTCGTTAAGGTGAGATACTATACCGTTAAGACTTCTAACTTTTATCTGTAGAACATCTTGGAGGTTTAGCTTACAGAATATCTCAACCATTTTTTGTAATAAAAAAGCTGAGTCTTTGTTTTCTTCGGTGTTTAGTTTTTCAAACTTTTGGTATTGCCCTAGAGTTATCTCGTTAAGATTCTCAGGAACATATATTTCTACTTTCATATATATACAATCAAAAAACGTAAAAAGTGTATAAAATGAAAAAGAGGAACTAGGTCCCTCTTAATCAAATCTAAATAATCTCAATCAAAATAAAAAAAGCTACTCACCAAGTATGAGCTTCTTATAAGCGTAAATATAACCTTTTTCTATTGCTTCTTCAAGTTCTTTACTGTTTTGTTTATAAGTGTTTTTTCCTTGTATCTTATTTTGACCTTTATAGTCAACGTAAAGAGTAACATCGTAACCGTTTTTCTTATATCCTCTTTGTACTGGTTTCTGTACAACAAATATCTTTTCGTACCAACAAGCTAACATCATATCAAAATATTCCAATTAAAGAGAAAAATAGTTTCTCCAAATATAACAAATTATATGCAGCTACATACATCCACATCAAAGCAGAGGTATTAAATAAAAGAGCGTACATTATTATATACTTATAATTAATCGTTTTCATATATTAAAGTTTAGTTAATAAAAAAGGGTCTATAAAAGACCCCTGTTTGTTATTCTAGGTTTTGAGTACTAATAATCGAAATAAGTGTGTCGACATTAGTAGGCTCCTCTTTAAACAGCTTTTTATATTTCTTTGCTGTCTCAGCTTGTTTATAAGCTGCATAAAGTTTGTCCTCTATTTCTTGAATCTCTTCTATGGACATCTCTTTAAGTTTATCAGTTCTATAGTATATTTCTATTTTTGTGTTTTCCATTGTTTTAGTTGTTATTGTTTTTTCTATCTCTTATATCCATGTCCTCAATTAAAAGCTCATAAGCTTCAATCTGCATTTGAATTTTTTTTGATTTTATCTTTAGCTTGTAGATTATTTTGTGAATATCTTCTTGTTCCATTGTTTTTGTTTTTAGTTGTTTTTTGCAAATTCTTTTAATTGTTTAAAAGTGTCAAACTCTATTGCCCAATTATTAATAGTTTTACAATCTTCACGAGTACAAGAGTCGTAAGCTGTCCACTTACCGTTCATAGTAGCAAAACCACCCATAGCTATCCAAGTGCCTTTTGAGTCTTTAATCTTGTATATTCCTTCTTGTATTCTTTTTACTATCATTGTCTTTGTTTTACTTTGTAAAGATATAAACATTTTATTAAATACCAAATCTTTTTCTATTTATTTTACCAAATATGATATTCTCCTCTATTGCCTTGTTGGGTATCTGTAAATACAT